GAGTTATTTTGTGAGTTTTTTTGCAAAAGAAAAAAGCCAGTAACCCGCATGGTTACTGGCTTTCTCGTTGGTGCGGAAGATGGGACTTGAACCCACACGCAAAATTATGTTATTGCCGTAAAGTGTAGGAATCAAGCGGTTTTTCCGACTTTCATTCCGCTGAAAAAAGCATGAAAAACTCACTTTCGGAACAAAAGTGAGTTGCAAAGTGAGTTATTTTGCCACCGTATCGTACTGTTCGATGGCGGCTAAAATTCTCCCACGCAGCGCCTGCGCGCTGGCGTGTTCGGTTCTGTACTTCTCTTTGATTTCTTCCAGCTCGGTGACCAGCTTATAATAATCGCTCGGCACCTGCGTATCGTCATTGAGATACTGCCGCACCAACGCCAAAAACGCGCTCCAGTGCGGTCTGATATAGACAGGGCAATCTTTCCTTGCGTACCAGTCATGGTGCTGGTAGACTGCGGTCTCGTCCAAGCCATGCCGTTTTAGAATAGCAGCGCAAAGTCTTGCACCGTTATCTTCGGCAATCCGATTGTACTCGGCATCAGTGCCGTCCATGATGATCTCGATGGCGATGGTAGTGCTGTTGCCGGGGCCGTAGTTTCCATCGGCAGCGTGCCAGCCGACCTCGCTTTCGTCAAGGTTCTGCCATGCTTCGTTCTCGTCCACATAGTAGTGGACACGGACAGACCCCATGTTGCAGTTCGGGTAGGTCGCGCGGGTGTACTGCTCCGACATTGTGGTACCGCTGGGGACTTTAATCCGACCAGTATTGTGAATAGTCACACCGTTAATGGCGGATAACGCCCGGTTTGCCTTGTACTGCGTACCTTTGCGGTATGTATAACCGGCCTCGGTATAGTCTCGGTTCCATACGGCGCTATCAGGAATAAGCTTTTCACAGATTTTTACGCCGTTATCATAGCGTACATTGTCGGGAGAGAGGAAAGCCATTAGGCTTCCCCCTTTCCTTCGGCATCCAAAATAGCCGCATCAGTGTGTTTGACCATGCCGGTGGTGGCTGCGTCATATGTACCATTAGCAGCCAAAGCGACAATAACAGCGTTCAGCAGGCACAGCACCACGCCCTGTACCGTCAGAGCAGAGCCGTTAAAGGCTTCGGCTCCGATGAGGATGGCCACAGAGATGATGTAAGCAAGCAGCTGGGTGTTGATGTTCTTGAGGGGGGTCTGCTTGAGGAACTGGGTAATGATTGTGACCATCATTACAGCGCCTGCGTAAGTACCAAGGGAAGTCCAAGTTACAAATTCGTTCATTTTATGTCCTCCTTAAAGGAATTTGAGTTCGCCACGAATACAGCGGTCGTGGACGCTCTTAATGTTGCGGATCGCTGCATCCGCTTTGGAATTGATGTAGACATCTTCGTGCTCCACACAGTACTCTGTGTAGTTGTCGATATCCTCCAGCACATTGTTGAAGGATTCTTCGCTGTGGTTCGCCCCACGGCGCAGCTCGTCCGAAAAGCGCAGGATGCGGATGCGGCACATATCTGCCCGGTAGCGTTCGTCAGAATCAATATGCTGTTGCAGCTTATTGTCCAAGGCTGCCATACCGGAGATAATCTGATCCTGCTTGTCCTGCTTGCGGTCAATACGATGCAGCAGCCAGCTAATGACGGTAGCCAATGCGCCGGAGCCGAGGAGGGCCAGTGCAATTTCCATGGGTTATGCCTCCTCAAAATACTGGCCTATAAGCTCATGCGGCAGGTAATACAGCACGATGGTGCCTGTTTCATTCAAACGCTTGCAGAGGTAGGTTTTGCTGTCCTCCGGGTCGAGGTAATACTTGCCGTACTCGTATTCCATACCCTTCGATGCCGGGATTGGGTCATCAATAGTGCCAGGAGAGCTGATATTAACGACCACCCACAGCGCAGGAACAACTTGGGGTTCCCAGTCCGCCTGTGAGGTATGGGCCTGCAAGCACTTGTATACCTTGCCACCGTGTCGTCTGCGGTCACCCACCGCATACTTGGTGCCAGTTTCCCATGGTAGGAACAGCATGGGGTTCTTTGCTGCATCAGCGTCAGCCATGGCACCAGTCACGCTGTCAATGCTCGTCCGAATCTCCTGCGCCTGCTCTAAGATGTCATTCCGCATTGGCTGCTTCCTCCTTTTCTTCGGTTTCTACGCCGAGGGTTTGAAGAGCTGCTTTCAGATGTTCCAGCTCTGCTTCCTGCTTTGCTTTTACTTCTTTGGCTTTTTCTGTGTAATAGCCCATTAGTTCACCCCCATAATGTTAAGAGCATTAAGTGTATCAAGGATATAACTTTCGCCAGAAAGTGTTTTCCACTGATTTGTAGTTGTATCGTAAATATAAGCATTTGTGAGTTGAGCGATGTTGTTTGAATCTCCGATGTAAGCATTTCGTAAGTAGGCTTCAAATTCGGATTTTTGACCTTTTACGACTGTGAATGGATTGTCAAAACCAAAGTCTGCTTGTAGAAATAAATGATTTTGTTGCAAAACAGTCGATTGTGTAAATGTTTCTACTGAAGAAACTCCAGAACCACCAAGAAGATAAAATTTATCACCAACAAATCCACAGCAAGCTGATACTCTACTTGCGTGCAATTCAGACTCAAGCACGTCAACGGCCAAGTTATCTAAATTTACACGAATTATCTTTTTTTGATACTGAGTAGAATCTATATTTCCAAAGATATATGCATAGCTACCGATTCTACAGCACCTATTTGCTTGGTTCACCATATAAGGTAGTACATTGTTATTCTGAGTATATTCTTGTGTATCGACATCAAATGTCTGTATAGACTTCCGTGGGTCAAATGAGACTCTTGTTGTGCCTCCAAATACATAAACTTTGCTTCCTACTGCAACACAAGCTGCATTATAGGTTCCTTGAGCTTGTACTGGCATATTCCCATGATAAGTAAATTTTTCTGTTGTTACATCGAAAACTGATACAGTAGCAGAGTTTATACTTCCAACATATGAACCAACAAGAAATATTTTATTGCCACTAACACAGCCACTTGAAAAATAGTATACTTGCGTACCGGGAAAGGGATAAGAAACATTTCTTAGTGTAGTTTTTTCTCCTGTTTCCAAATCAAACTTATCTACATACTCGGAATCTGCTCCAACATTATGATTAAAAGTATATATGTATTTGCCAACAGTAAATGCGAGTACATAATATTGGTAAACCAGGTCTGAATAAAAAGTCGTTTTTTCTCCCGTTGTTACATCATATCTATATATATCATTTTGCTGGCTACCTGTATATGGACAAACAGAATAAATATAATTACCGTATGAACACATTTGCGGGTAGTCATTTCTAAGCTGAGAAAAACCAACTGTCCAATTCTTTGTCTCCGTGTATTCATTTCCATAATTCAAAACAGGACTGCATTTCACGAAGTCTGGCTTACTTACCAACGGAACCCATAGTTTGCTTGTATCTACGGGAGGGGTGGAACCAAAGTCAATGTTCAAATCAGCTCCACCACCACCCAATGTAATAGGATTTCCTAAAATACTCATATTCACCCTTTCCGGGGTGAGTATTTAGTTCACCCCTAATATATTTAGTGCGTTCTGCATATCTGCTACATAGCTTTCGCCCGAAAGGGATTTCCATTTGAGGTCTTTGCTGTCGTAGAGATATGCGTTTGTTAATTGTGCTATATTGTTACTGTCCCCAAGATAGGCATTGATTACCTTAACCTTTAAGTCTGTATCTTTGGATTTAAGCGCCGTCCACAGTCCATCGTAGCCATAGTCTTCTTGCAAGAACAGGTGGTTGTTAGTAAGGGGAGTTTCAACGACAAATTTCGCTGTATATGGAACTTTTGCAACCCTATAACTCCCACTTTTCGATGCATTATTAGGAGCGCATATTATATACTTTGCTTCGTTTATTTTATAAAATAATGCCCATATACTAACTTGCGGAAGAACAGTAGAAAGCTGCGTAAATTGATTTGTAGCTGTGTCAAATTTATAAATAATATTTATTTGCGAATCGGGAATGTCATTATTAAAATCTGTTGAAGAGCCACCAAAACAATAAATGTATCTGCCATAAGATATGCAGGTCATCCCAGCAACATTAACAGGATATGTTGTTACAGATACACATGTATCATTTGAAATATCATAAGCATACACACCATTTTTAGGAGAATATTGTTGTGCTCCTCCCATTATGTATATCTTCGAACCAACAACACATGTCGTAAACATCTTTCCCGGTATTGGAATTTTTGCATTTGATATCAATGCAGAGTTCGTATTTAAGTCAACTATTTTAATTGAGTTGGTTGTGTTAGCGTAAGATATGCGTATTCCACCAAACAGGTACAATTTATTATTGGCGTATTCCATCGCCATATAGTTAATTTCTGAAGCGCCTAACGAAGAGTCGAAAGGCAGAGAACAAATTTTTTCTGCTGTTTTTGTAGTTAAATTGCTTTTAATTATAGAATTACTATAACCCGTTCCCGAAATTGATGTGGAATTTATCGCACAATAAACAATGTTCCCGTGTTGACAAAAAGAATAGCGGCCTGCGTTTGATGAAGACCCATCGTGACCTAAAACAGAATTCATTGTTACTTGGTCAACAACATTCGTTTCAATATTCAATCTTTTTAATGCTGTACCGGAATACCCCCAATACAAATAATTTTCATACTGAAATGAAGAAGACCAGCTGCCACGTGCGCTTGCAAATTCATTGCCAGTTCCAATCTCAGAATAATTACTTAAATACTCACTTCCAAATGCCAATTCTGGCTTACACTCAACAGCATCAGGCTTTTTCTCCAAAGGCACCCATAGTTTAGTTGTGTCTGTCGGAGGGGTAGAACCGTAATCAATGTTGAGTTTTACCCCCCCGTTGGCAATAATTGGATTCCCATAGATGATGCTCATGCGGTTACCTCCGTTATCGTTACCTGTACCGCCATATCCGCATTGGGCTTTTCGCCCATTGCTTTGGCGGTAAGGGTACCATTGTTGTTCTCAATCCAAAGGGCAGATGTGCCGCTGTCTATGATAACGCCAAGAGCGGTTGCGTCCATCTGGATATCCACCTTGCTATTGGCAGTAGTCCCAAGGCCGGTTACCGTCTGGCTGTAGGGGCTTTCGGAGCCGAGCCAAGATGCCGCAGGAAGCGAAAGCTGCTTAATAACAACCGCCCGGTTTATCTTGTACTCCATCTTTCCGATGGCCTGCGTTACCGTGTCTGTTGCGGTTACATTCTGCCGGGAGGTTGCCTGCTTGTAGCCGGGGATTTTGATTTGGCTGCCGGTGTAATCGCCGGTTTGCGGTGTCACCGCTCCGGTGCGGCCGTTAAAGCTCGCAACAGTACCGGGGCTGATGGTGTGCGCTACATACTGCAAATCGGAGATCATTGTGGGCTGGGCTGTGTAAGTGGCTATCGGCAGCTGGTACACAGTACCGCTTGCATTGATATCCTCCTGCACCAGCGCCGGAAGCGGATCGGCTGCCTGCGTCACAAAAGAAATCGGTGCTTCGGTGTTTGCCATGTCAATTTGGATAAGCAATCGACCGGGGACGGAGCCGCTGGTCGGGAGCGTAGCATTGATGGTCTGCGCTTCTACCACAAAGTTTCGGCCGAGGATAATTCCGCGGCCATCCGAAACATTGATGATGTTTCCGCCCTGTGTTGTTACCTCAACGCCGGTAAATATACCGCTGTCGTTGATGATGTGATTATACAGGTAAGCATCATCGGTAGGGGTAACAATAGATGCGTTATATTGGAGTAGCGTTATCATGCGTTTGCCCTCCTTTCAAGGATTAGGATTTTGGTCAAATCGGCGCGGACAACGCCGAAGGTCATTTTTGTAACATCCTGTGACCGGGTATAGCCGGTAAGGATGGATTTGTAACTGCTGTCTCCGTCAATTACAAGCACCTCTGTACCAATGGCCATAGAGGTATCAAGCACGCCGCAGTCGTTGCGGGCAGCCAGCTCAATCATGTTGTCATACTTTTGCGGGCTTAACGCTTCGTAAGCCTTTTTGTATGCAGCAGATTCAAAATTGATATCCGTTTCCAAAAACTGCGCCGCAAAAAACACAGGTGTAATTCTGTCCGTGTTGTTTGTGTCGACCTTGCCGTTAGGATGCAGATAGTAGGTTATGCGCTGCGTCTCATCGGCCTTGTTGTAGATGGTTACCTTGTTCAGCTGGCCTGTACTGTCACCGATGATGATGTTTTTATCCACGATGGCCTGTAGATTTGTTTCGATTACCGCCGTTTCGCTAACCTTACCAACCTTAACGGAGATCGTCTTTTTCTGCGGGTCAAAGCTCATGTTGACAGCTACGCCGTAAGCCGTCAGAGATTTCGTGATGATTTCGTAAAAACTGTGGATGTTGTCCTTTAGGTTGAGCGCCCCGGTCGTTTCGGAGGTCGTTTCCACCGTCATACCGGATATGTTTTGCAAAGCATCTCCAGAAGAAACAAAGTTATCTCGGATGATCGAAGCAATAAAAGGCTCAATCTTTGCAGAGGTCGTGCGATCGAAATATACCTCTGCGTCAAAAAGCGACATAAGAGGCTGCGCCGAAATCGTTACGCCCGTTTTATCTGTTTCCACATCGTCAACGATCCCCTGATAAGCTACATTCCCGTTTTGGTCTGTGACGCTTATAAAGTCGCCCTTTTTCGCATCCAGCTTTACGGCCCGGAGAGTAGTTTTTTCTAGGGTCAGGTAGTCAAACTGTATCTCCGGGCTTTCAATCGGAGCAAAACTTCGGAATGTGAAATCCCTTGCGAATACTTCGCACTTAAACAGAGTATGCAAGTTTCTCCACCTCCACATATGCTATAATATCCGATGTGCCGTCGTGCGAAAATGTCAAAGTGCTTTCTCCCGGTGGAGCATAGATAAATCTTCCGGTCGAAAAGTCGCTGGACTGGTACAGGTTTTGGATGTATGTCCCGTCGAGCGCATACTCTGCAATCTCCATTGTTGCAGGGTCAGCATCAACAACGAGTTTGTGTCCTTCAGGGATTGTTGCGGTTACTTTTCCGACCGCTACACGGGTACCGGCCTTGATAAGCGCCCAAGCAGGATTGACGACCGGGCCGAAGATTTGCAGCTTGCACGGTGATGCCAAATCCCCGTTTCTTATTTTTGCAGTTCCTGTTGCTGTTTCTGCGTAATAATAAGGATAAGTATAGCTATACCTTTTAATCCCTTGGTCTGGCGCTTGACTTTGCGTTATCTTAACAGCTTCATGCCAAGTCCCGAAGCAGAGAAATGTAATCGGTACTGCCAAATAGCCGGATTTCAGCTCCGACTTATCCGCAGACTGCACTTCACACTTGATTTTGTACCAAGTGTCCAGCGGGGAATACATCAGGTAAAGCGGGCCTTTTGTCACAAACGAAATAAACGCCTGATACCGTGCATAGTCGAAGAATATCATTTCGCCTGTCACGGCATACTGGTTAAGGAATTCATCCGATACCAGCCATGCGCTTCCGGCTTGGATGGTGGAGTAGGTTTTTCCGAAGCCTAATCCACCAGGCGCATTAAAGTACGCCGTTTTATCCATCAAATCCCATTCGGCACCGACACTGTTCTTGAGCTTAAATTTTCTCATCAGTAAGCCCTCCCGAGTGCGCGGTTTACTGCCTGCACCAAATTGCGGGCAGCAGCTTCACCAGCAGCGTTGTCGTAACCATTAAAGGTGTTGTTCATCTCGATGGTAATTCCACCACGGCCTGCGTCACCGTTGAGGGGCATAACATGAGCACGCCCACCCGCCATGGTAAGCAGCTCCGGCCCGGCTTCGCCGACGATGGCGCTGCCGGAGGACAAAACTCCGCCCTTGGCAAGATAAGCAATCTTTCCGATGGTCGGAATATTAAATCCGAGGGACTTACCGCCCAAAACAGGAACCCAGTCAGGGACATCAAAGTGGATCTTATTCAGACCGTTTATCATCCAGTTGATTGCGTCAATGACCATGTTGATTAGTGCAATGATGCCGTTAAGGGGCGCTTTTGCAATGGCAACAAGCGCCGTAAAGATGCCCTTAAAGATTTCCTGAACACCTGTCCATGCTCTTTCCCAGTCCCCCGTAAAAACGCCACGAATAAAATCAATAATCCCATCGAAAACGGCCTTTATGGAATCCCAAATGGATTTTACCGTTGCAAAGAAGAAATTTAAGATTTCCCCCAATACTCCAAACGATTCCGACCAATCCGTCGTAAATACGCCCTGCAAGAAATCATCCACACGCTGGAGGATGGCCTGTATCTCGTCGCCCTTTGTTGCAATCAGCGCAACAAGTCCTACAATGGCCGCTATGAGCAGCACGATAGGATTTGCAATTATGAAATTTATGGCCGTTATCAGCGCCGGGATAACCGTTCCAGTTATAAAACTGATGGCTCCGGCAATTCCCGAAATAATACCTGCAATCGGGGAAATCGCCGCGATAAGACCGCCGACAATAAGGATCGTCTTTTTGACCCCATCGTCGAGGTTTGAAAACCAATCGATTGCATTTTGAAGCCCTGCGACGATTTTATTGATAATCGGCAGCAGGATATCGCCAATGGAAATTGCAAGATTATTAAGGCCATTTTTGAGTATTTTCATCTGGCTTTCGGTCGTTGCGTATCTTTTGCTTGCCTCGTTGGAGAGGGCAATATTTTCGTCCCATGCAGTATTTGCGGTTGTAACAGCATCGTCCAATACATTGGACGCAAGGGCTAACGCACGAAGCATATTGGACTGGCGAATCCCGGAGAGCCCCAATTCATCCAATACGGAGATTGTGTCCTCTCCATTTTCGTTCATCTTCCCAAGCCCGCCGATGAAAGCACTGATTGCGTCTATCGGTTCATTGCCCCACATATCTGCGAATTTAGAAGCAGATACACCAGCGATCTTTGCGAATGTTTCAAGATCATCACCGCCAGCAGACACAGCCTTGCTTATTGCGGTCATTGTTTGGGTCATTGCCGTACCGCCTGCCTCTGCGTTGATGCCAACAGAGGACATTGCGGTGGACAATGCAAGGATATCCTGTTCGGACAACCCGGCAACTGTACCAGCAGACGCAAGGCGTGTAGCCATCTCAACAATATCGCGCTCTGTTGTGGCAAAGTTATTGCCAAGGTCAACAATGGTACTGCCGAGTTTGGAGTATTCATCAGCGGTCGTTCCGGTAATGTTGGCAAATTTGGCAAGTGCAGAGGCAGCTTCATCAGCGGAAAGGTTTGTTGCTTCGCCCAAGTCGATCATGACGCGGGTAAAGTCAAGTACATCATCGGTGGCAATACCCAACTGTCCAGCAGCTTCCGCAACCGCCGCAATCTCCGTAGTGGACGCAGGAATTTCTTCTGCCATGTCCAATATGCCCTGCCGGAGTGCCGCAAGCTGCTCTGTAGTGCCGTCTACTGTTTTTTCAACGCCAGCAAAGGCGCTTTCGAATTCTACAGCCGCTTTTGTGGCTGCCACTCCTGCGCCTGCAAAGGCCAAAGATGCCGGTGCAAACTTCTTTGCAATGTTCCCGGACTTTTCTGCTATTTCGCCGGTAACCGCTGAAACCTGTGCAAGTGCCGCACGGCTCCTGGACGCTTCGGCCTGTAGGTCTTTCAGCTTTAGTTCGGCGCTGGTCAGTTCCCGGACTAACTCACGGTATTGTTTTTGGTTGATCTCCGTGCCGTCCGCCATTTCCTGATCCGCTTTCTTTTTGGCGTTTCGGAGGCTTTCAACCTTGTTTTCTGTATTTTTGATTTGTTCCCCGAGCAATTGCTCCTTTTGTTTGAGCAGGTCAATATTAGTCGGGTCGAGTTTCAGCAGGCGATTGACTTTATTAAGCTCCGATTGTGTCCCACGGATTTCGCTGTTCAGCGAGCTGATCGCTTTTGACAGTCCCTTTGTGTCACCGCCGATTTCAACAACGATGCCTTTAACATTTTCAGCCAATCTTACCACCTCCTGCGAAGAAATCACGCAAGCCGCCGGGTCTGCCCTTTATGGCATACTGTTCTGCATCATTGGCCTTTTCGATCATTAAATCGTAGACCATTCCGCAGGTCATGTCCTCCAGCGCTTCATCGGATAACCCGAGTTCAGCGCAGCGGAGCATAAAGGTTGACCCGGTAGGCTCACGCACAGTTTGTTTTATTTTTTTTTTGGAACAGCGGTAGTCTTGTTGTTCAGGCTCCAAAGCTCCAAAATGGCAGGGAGCACTTTATAGATGGAAAACATCTCAAACTGCTCCAGCCACTCGTCAACATTGTCCGGGATGGACCCGTCATATTGCCGAGCCATGATAAAAGCGACATCCTCAAAGATTTCAAGATCGCTTACGGAAAAAGATCCGTCATCGGATGTCGCTGCTGTTTGTAGCTTTTGCAGGTCTCGGACAATGTCCCGACCCACCTTGTGGCGGTAGATGCGTGGGGTCAGCGCATTAGCGCACAACCCTACGCTTTTTCCGTCGATCTCGATTACTTTGTTCATTTCAGCCTCCAGTCGTCGGAGTGAATACGGCGGTGTACCAGCCGTTCACGGTCGCCTCCGGGGTCTCCGCCGTAGTGTAGGCAAGGGAGTTGCCGTTTGCCAGCGGGGAAGCGGTGATGCTGACGGTCTGCGTCTGCGGCTCTACGCTCTCGGTCGTGGTGTTCAGCTCACGGGTAGGCCGAGTGCAGGTGCAGTTGTAAAGAACAAACTTCGTCCCGTTCACATCGCCCTCCTCTTGGAACAGCAGTGCGAAAGACTTGGGCTGAATGTTTGCATTCTCGATCATCACCTTGCTGGTGGTGTCAAGAGTATACCCGAAAACATCCTTGAGGAATGCTTCGGGGAAAACGGCGACTTCGAGATCGCCGGTGTAGCCGCTGTTCGCCACGGCCACAAAATACTGAATGTTGTCCGCATAAAACGGGGTGGTATCGCCGGAAGGCTCCAAAGACAGGCTAACTGCGCCGGGGATGGCTACGGGAGTGCCATAGGTGTTATTTTCCCCGTCGAGGATAGCGTAATGGACATTCGAGATACCGAATTTAACTTTATCAGCCATTTTTACACCTCGATTTCATAAACTACTTGGTTACACTGCTGATCTTCAATGTAACTCTCGGACTTCTGCCAAAACAGAGAGGACAAGGCCTGTTCGACTTTGCCCTCTGCTGTTAGGTCTTTATCTTTTGTGTAAAGCTCAACCTGTATATGGTTGATGGGGTGATACACCACATTGTCAGCGCCAAAATTATTGGAGTAGGAGACGCGATAGAGGATATACGGTAACTTTTGCGGCTTATTGAAGTAACCGTAAGCTACGGGCATCCTCGTCTGTTTTAACAGGGAATTGACCTCTTGCAGTGTCATCCTTTCTTAATCACCACCTTTACACGAGTTAATAGTTTCTGCTCTGCCTTTTGCTCCGCTGGGCCGATGTGGGGGAATGGGCGGGCAGAGCCTTTTGCGGTTCCGCCTGGTCCTGCGTGACCATGTTCCAGCAAGTGCGTGAGCTGGTAATCCGTTTTGTTGAAAATTCGCATACGGATATCGCTGTAGCTCTCATATGCGACCTTGTCACGCCAACCGGCCTTATAATCGCCGGTCTGTACCGGGCTGCCGGTCACAATGTCTTGGCGGCATTCCTTTGCCACCTGCCGAACTTCTTTTTTTACGCCATCCGTAACGGACTGGTCATAGTTTTTCAGTTCGGACAGGATTGCCGTTGCCAACTCATCCGGTCTAACCGTTTTCGACATCGTTGCCCACCTTTTCCTCAAGGTACAACTCTATTTCATCGCTGCCTGTTGCAAAATAGGTGCGATAAATGGAATAGCGTGTGCCGCGCCACTCGGCTAATTTCTGCCCAGCATAGTTGGCGATAGGAGTAACCGCCACAAGGGACGGCTGCAAGCCGTTTTGACCGGCGGAATAGAACTCCGCCCGTGTAGCGGACTGCAGCCGCGCCCAGACCTGTGTTGTGGTTTCTGTGGCAATCTGTACCCCGATATCGTTCTGCTCAAAGGTTTGGGAGATTAATGTAATGAGATCATCCAAATCAATCACCCACCTTTTGCTCAAACAGCCGGTTGTTGAGTGCCCACCGGAGCATCCGGGGCATTGCTACGACCTTTTCCCGGCGTTGCCGGTAAAGGTAGGCGGCGTACATCTCCACCAGCATAGCATCACCGGTGCTGGTGGAAAGTACGATTCCCTCGGTAGCGATATACTCCTTGGCAGACGCGATCAACGCCGACAGGTAATCGTCAAGCGCTGTTGTGGAAAGTTGCAAATCAACCTTCAAGATCACGAGGATATCAGCGTCTGTCATGCTTTAACCCCCTTTTAGGAAGCCTTGGTTACATTGACTGTGTAAACAACGGTCTCGTTGCCATTCTTGACAGTAACGGTCAGAGGATGGGCAGCGCCATCAGCCAGCCAGGTAACAGAGCCGCCGTTCTTCACATTGGCGTTGTTGTAGGCAATAGCGACCTGCGCACCGGCAACCTCGGTAGTGGCGTTTACTGCAGCAGTCGCAGCGGAAGCGGTAGCGGTGTAGCTCAGCACATCGCCATCAAAAGCAGGGCTGAGGGACAGGTTTCCAACGGTCAGAGCGGACAGCTTAGCGTTGTTGGCGGTATCAGCCGCAAAGGTCATGGAGGTGGTTACGGAAGCGCCGTTAATGTTGATCGCCACAAAAGCGCCGGGGATAACGGGCATACCGTCAGCACGCTCTTTGCCGCGGAATACGGTGTTGTCCTGAATGAACTGAACCTCGCGGGATGCTTCGATGGTCATGCCGGAGCGCTGCGCCCACAGGTACAGGTCGCCATAGCCGCCAACGATGTCGCCATCGGGGATAAATTCGAGGATTTCCACATCACCGCCGATGATGGGCATGGTCATACCGTCAAAGGTGACATACCGGCCCAAAGCGGTAGCAAGGATTGCCTTGGACTGCAGAGTAGCCAGGGTCTTGCTATTCATAGCCCAGAAGCGCTCGCCGCGGGAATAGCGGGTGAAGGTGTTACCAGCAGCAACAGCCAGCGCAGCCCAGAAAGCCTCGCCGGTGGAAGCGGTGGGAATGGTGATGATGTTGGAGGTGTGCAGGTCAACCCAAGCAGGAGCATTGGCCGGGTAATCGCTGGGTTTGCTCTCCTGCGCCAGACGCGTCACAATACCGAGAGGCATCTTCTGACCAGCGCCCTTGCCGTACAGGATGGCCTTATCCTTGGCAAGGCCGATAGCCTCGGACAGCATCTCGACGATCCAGGAGGCGAGGTTTACATCGTTATCCTCCAGCAGGGAATTACAAACAGGAACATAACCGGCAACCTTGAAGCCGTCAAGAGTGATCTGGTTAAAACTGAAGGTCAGCTCATTGATGGCGCCGCACATTTCAGTCCAAACGGCCTCGGGGACAGTACCGGCAATGGTCTGACGGGCTTCGCCATTGACATTGCGGATGCGGACCCGACGCATCAGTTTGGAGTAGCGATACATATTCTCGGCAATGAGGTCGAGGAATACAACAGGGATGGTCAGCTCACCACCGGTGATGTCTCTCTTGCTGCGGGCAGCGTTACGAAGCTCCGCAAAGAAGGTCTGCACATCGGGCTGGGCTACGATAGCGTCACGCTGCTCTTTGGGAAGAGCGTCAAAGGCGCGCACATTCATGGGGAGGGAGCGAATGTTGATGGTATTCATGGTAAAATCATTCCTTTCGTCTTTCTTTTCTGCTTTGGGTTCAGCCTTGGGAGGATCCTTTTCGGCATTTTCCAAATCTTCCTCAAGGCCCTTGATTTCTGCGGACAGTTTTTCTTTTTCGGCGTTGTGGGCATCCTGTTCCTCGGTAAATTTGTTCATGGCGTCCTCAACAGCCTGCTGCTCCTCATCGGTGGTAGCTTCGCCGATTGCTTTTTCGATTTCAGCGGAGCGTGTTGCAAATTCTGCGTCTTTAGCTACCAGTGCCTCAAAAGCTGCTCTTTTCAGTTCCAGCTTTTTGGCAATCATAATGGATTTCAGTGCCATGTCAGCACTCCTTTCTTAGCTTTTTGAGGGCTTCGGCCCTCCATTGGTCGAGCTTGCGCTCGTTGATCTTTTCAAGGTCTTTTTTCCGAGCCTCTACCATGGTGTCCTCGTAGGCTGGGAAGGTAACGACCGATACCTCATACAGTTTGACTTTGCGAATAGTCCACACGGTTGTGCCATCTGGCCGGATTTCGGTTTCCTCGTCAAGGATGTCAAAGCCGAAAGAACATTGGGAAACATCCCCACGCTTTACGCGCTCATAGGCGTTCATGGCGTCCTGATCCGCTTGATTAATGAGGATGGACCCCCAAAGGCCCAAATCGTCAACGCGGAGGGTCAGTGTACCAGCTGTTGTTCTGCCAAGCACGATTGTAGTATCATGGTTAACCAGCGCCCGAATATCATCACCGAGGGTACCATCAAAGGCTCCTCGGTCAATGCGCTCGATGGCTTTATCCCACATCCGGTATTCGCCGGTAAAGGTGGCGAAATAGCCCTCAATGTAGAGGTTTCCATCGGCAGCGCGGGTTTTGAAGTCGCCACTGCGGCTGATTGCCTGTCTTGCTCCTACCATTTACTCACCTCCTCCGTTTAGTTTTTTCTGATCGCCAAGGCGGTCCGCGGGAATGTAGTTTTCAAGGGCCAAAAGCTCATCCATTCCCTCGTGCGGAGTAAGCCCAACCCAACTGCGCCACTCGTTCCGTGTCATTGCCATGCGGTCAACCATTTCCGCGCCAGCTTTGATGGTTTCCTCCAAGGAATAGTTGTAGAGGGAGCGGACATTGAAGCGGAAAAAGTAATCCGGAGATACGAGCAGCTTTCGGCTAAACTCCTGCTCCAAAATCTGTGCAATCGGCATGATACGGGAAGAAATAAAGTTGTTCCATTCGTCTCGCTTGAACTCGCCAACGCCCAAAACAAAAGGCGGCACGCCAAGAATGGTTGCCACCGTCGTTTTATCCAGTTTTACGAAGTCTGCCAGCGCAAGATCAGATAGAGTAAGGGGCCTTACCTGTTCCACCGAGAATTGCTCGGCAGGAATCAGCCAAGGTTCCCCGGCTTTATTGCTTGCCACAAAATCGCCAAGGAGCTTTGCACGCCCCTCCGGGTCAGAAAACTCGTCCGTCAGAGAATCCACCTTCACGATAAGAGACGGTTTCCATTCACTGGCCATGAAACCATTTTCTGTTTTCGCCGCTTGCTTTAGGTTATTTGCCACATCAGCCAGCGCAATGCTGTACCCAGTGCCTTGCCATGGGTAGTAATTGCTCGGATTTATGGCAAAATGCAGCACATCATTCGGGTCATAGGGTTTCCCAGATATTTCGATGCTATAATACCGTTCCCCATTCGGTACAAATGCTACAAACGCCGCCGGAATCGGGTCAAGACGCCGGAGCAGCCCCTTCCGGGTCTTTGGGAGCACTACAGCGTTCCCCCGGCCATCCAGCAGCATTGTTTTGATGATCCACTGGATAAAGTTTGACCGGCCCATGTAACTGTTCGGCTCGATATCAACCACACGAGACAGCCCATTTTTAACCCGGATATCTCCACTATCGGTGTTTTGCATCAGATAGATTGTCATGCTTCCAATTAAAGACGCAATCCTATCAACAGCGGCACAGATTTCCGGGTTGTGCGCAAGGTCTGTATAGCCGGAACAGGTTAGGTCTTTCCAGCCGGTTCCATCACACAGGCATACAGCGCTCCGCGTTTGGGGCTTATCCCGAGAGCGGAAGCGCTCAAAAAAATTTGCCATGCTCATTTATCACCCCACCATTTCTTTCCTGCTTTAGATTTATCCAAAGCCTCCAAGTACCGCACCGTGGCGAATACGGAGGCATCGAATACATCAATTCGGTTTGTCGGTCTTACCTTGTCGTACTGGATCATATCGTCTGTCTTTTCGACGGCCGAGACATTCCCAACACAATACTCATATGCTTCGGAATGCATATAATACAGCGTCCCATTTTTGGCGCTCTGCTCGATATGCCGGAAACCTTCTGATTTCCTGTAAAAATACTGCGGTTGGTCGATAATGTTAAACCCAGCCGATTTCATGCCAATGAAATACTCTCGGCAGAATTTACGGTCATGCCCCACCTGTCGTATTCGGAAACCGCGCTTTCGCATTGTAACAAACCAGTTGACAACATCGGCGTGGTTTACGGTTGGACTGTTGCACATGGTCAAAAGTCCATCATCGGCCCAGCCGAAAAGCGGTATACCATCCTCGTCGGCCTTAACATGAGCCTGCACCACAGGGAACCAAGCGTGACTGATGATGATATCCACGCCTTTGTAATTTCCAAAAAGCGCAGCCGCCGTTAGGTCGTGCATTTTTGAGAGGTCTGCACCACCGTACCAGTCTATTGGGAGCTTGGAAAGCTCGTCCAGCGTCCAGTTGTATTTTTCATCGCTGCGCCGGAATTCGTCGAGGTTGAAATAGGACTTGATAGCCCCGGTATAGACATTGAGAGACTTTGCGAAGAAATCTTTCCGCTGCTGCGGGTCATTCTGCGCCTGCAAGCTATCGTTTAGAATTTCCTCCGGCCGGATGGAAACGCCATAGGCCGGATTGGCCATCTCATGTACCAGGGGATTGGTATAGTCGATATTTCCCTCCTCATCCGGATTGGCGCAGCACATAAAGATAAAATATTGTTCGTCCTTGATGGTGCCATCCAGCACCTTTCGGCAGTATTGCAGCCGCTGCCCAAGGAAGCCCTGTTCGTTATCGCCAGCCGTGGAAATACCTATCAGCAGCTTGTTGGTGTAGGCTTTCATGGCTTCCTTAAAAAGGTTGTACTGCTTAGGCTTGGTAAAAGCGTGGATTTCATCGCAGATCGCAATATTACAGTTAAGAGAATCCTGCGCATCCGGGTTTGCAGCCAGAGCGCGGATAAAAAACGAGCCGTCTGGAAGCTCTGCCTCCATTGAGTGCTCGTTGTTGTTGTCAATGATCTTTACTCCGCCGCCATGCTTCTCGTCCTCGCCCATAAGCCGGATGTTATAATCCAGAAAATTAAAGCTTTCAAGGGACTGCATCAGAGCCGCGGCCGATATGTAGGTTTTGGAACCGCTGCGCCGGTACCACAGGGACAGCGCCCATGCGAGGGAAGCGGCAAAACTGGTTTTGATGTTCTTTCGAGGGATAAAAATAAGGGCTTCATGAAACCGCACCACATCGGTGCCTTTCAACTTAAACCCAAGAAGATTGTATATGATGAATTTGTGAAACGGCTCCAACAGGAACGGCTTTCCCCGGAGCGGTGTACCGTCCAGCTTTTCCCCCTGCTGGTGGCAGAGGGTCTTTTCGATGATTTGAATACAGAACTCCGGCCCTTTCGGCGCGAAATCGTACTCGTCATTATCGAGGTCAGCAAAGAAACGGTCAACAGCCTGCCTCAATTCCTTGCAAGCGACCTTTCTCCCGTCTCTGATGCTTTCGGCATACTCAAGGACTACGGGCCAGTTCTTACCCTTAATCTGTCTCAAGGCTGGCAAGAGCAGCGGCAAGGCCGCCCTTTTCCTCCTTTTCCTTCACTCCGCCGGTCATTTTGCGGAAACTCGATGGAGTAAGCCCCAATTCGCGCCAGTATGCCAGTGCGCTCTTGTTGAGGTCGTCCCACAGAATCAACAGAGGGTTTTTTACCATGTTTGTGGCGTTCCCTTTGTTGGTATATTCGATGACGGACTTACCGCCGGACTTTTTGAACTCGGCCTTGGTCTTATCCCGCTGTTCCAGTATCTCTGCAAGCGTTTCTACCGCAGATTGATAAGATGGGTCGGCCGTACCGAGTTTTTCCATCTGTTTTCCGATAGTTTCAACCCATTTTTCCTTTGTCATGGCTTCCCCTTTCTCAAAAATATACCGTAGAGTTGGAAAAAGTTCCCCCCGCCGGTCCCCATAGACAGGCGGAAGGCGCAACGGATAGGGGGGGTATCAGTAACGGCCCCTTGCTGCTGTTGCTTTTTCCGGGTGCTGCTTGTTATGGCAGCCCTCACACAGGCTTACTAAATTTTTATCTTCGTAAGCCAGCTCCGGGTACTCATCTGCGTGTTTGATATGATGCACAGTTGTAGCCTGTACCGCCTTTCCGTACCGCTTGCAGTGCTGGCACATATATCCGTCACGCCTTAATATCTGTTGGCGCTTCCTCCGCCACCTGGGAGAATTATAATCAAATACAATGTTCATTACCCGCCCTATCCCTCCCGGTGTCTACTATGCCGGGCTACCAATTATTGTTACCAAACTGTGGTTATCCGCTTAGTGCCTGTCTTGTTCCCGCACAGCAGGAGCGTCTGCGGCTGCTCATGGTCGCTCTCGCTGCTGGGCAGCAGCATCTTCCGGGCTGCGTAGCCTCCGTACTGCTGCCATGCGGTACAGCTAACCACTACCAGCTGCTTGGTACGGATAACATTGTTGTTACTGTCCACCACGATCTTTTTGGGCTTACTGATGGTGCCTTTGTGGGTATGGCCAACAATCAGAGCGTCAATGCCCTCTATGGTGTAGCCGAAGCGCTCATTGCGGTTGACCGTTGCACCGGTGTAAATGCCGCCGCCGGAGCCATGGGTAACAGCCATCGTATAGCTGGTGATAGGGATATCTCTTGTTACCCTGCGCCCAATCTCCAGTTTGAGGAATGCTATGTCCTCGGCGTAGTAGTCCTCCATGTCCAGCTTGCACATGATATCGCCCATAATGTCTTGGTCGGTGTCCCTGGCTGTCCTCGCTTCGTGGTTACCGGATACCGCACAGAGTATCTTATCCTTGATGGGCGTTAGCATTTCCACCATCATCTTTTTCTGCTCCCGCGGGCGGATATAATCCTCAAAGGGGCTTCCCACCGCGTTCCTGGTATTGTTGTTGATAAGATCGCCGCCAAGGATGAGATAAGCATCCTCCCGCTCTACCCGGCGGCAGAATGCTTGCCAGCCCTCTTTATCATGTAGGATGCTGCCCAAATGCACATCAGATACCGGATATACCTTGATGGTGTCGCTCTGCGGGATTTTGCGGACTATTAAATCCATAGGTATCCCCTCCTTTATGGCATAAAGAAAGAGAGCGCCTTTCGGTACTCTCTGATTGCTTTTTGTAAGGCAGACTATTGCGAACTTGCGGCCTGCCAGCGCGGCACCTTTTTTACGAAGGTCATGTATCTTCGGCCGATGGGATAACGGGGCATCGGCGGCCCCGTAAAAAGGAAATAAAACATGAAGGTGGAGCACCCGATAGGACTTGAACCTATAACCCGCTGCTTACAAGGCAGCCGCTCTACCATTGAGCTACGGGAGCAGATCGCCGGGATTAGGGGCCCGGCTCCCCACCAGGAGGAATGTCAAGGGAAGTCTGTGTTTTACCACGATATAAGTATACACTATGTAAGGCGTTATTTTGTCCCGAATTTGTCCCAAGTTTTACAGCTCGGTCACACCGTATCGGCAAATAGCGTATCTCTTTAGTGCCTCGTCCATCCTGCGGTACAGCTCCGACCTGCTGATGTGCAGCTCGTCACATAATCTATCGATGGCATTGTACTCACGCCGCATGACGGCCACCTCAAGTATCCTGCGCTGCTGGTCGGTCAGGATAGACAGGCCACGGTCCATCTGCCGCACTTGCCACTTAACCAGCTCATGGTTGACGGTGAGGTTGTCCCTATTGCAGATGGCGTTTATTATGCGCTCCTCGGCGGTCGAGCCTCCTCCCTGTACAGGCGTGGCATCCATTGTTGGTGACCTGATGCCCTCCATCCTTGTGGTCAGCGTATCGATCTCGTCCTGCAGGCTGTCGATGGCCATGAGCTTTTCGTAATACCTGCCAAGCTCCCACTTACAGGTCTTTTTGTAGTCAATCATGTGGTTCCTCCTTTCTTTCGCCGTAGGAGCAGAAATCGTCCTCGTGCATCTGCGCACAAAGTATATTCGGCTGCCCCGGCGTGCCATCTCTGTACTTGCAGTATTTGCATCTGACCACCGGAGCTACATCGGCACACGGCAATTCCTTTATTGCACCGCCAATGTTCCACGCAACCGTATCCCCGCAGTAGTCGTGCATCCGTAGCCTTTCTTTGTATTCTTTATCGCAAATCTCAAGTGCCGCTTCCCGGTCAATGTATTCAGCCATCCTTCATCGCCTCCAATGCTTTCTCCGCCTCCTCGCGGGTCAGGAATACGGTCTTTCCTATGAACTTTTCCGCATCCGGGAAGAACGGGGTTATATCAATGCCCAACCGTCTTTGCCTTGCGAAGTATTTCATGTTTTGGACTTCATGTTCTGAGATATTTCCGTCGAACACTCTGTATAATTTATCGCCCACCTTGCACGGCAGCACCACCAGCCGACCGTCCTTGTCGGCCTTAATTAGTTCGCGCATTCTTCCGATTGGGTAATACTCGTCCAGCAAAATATCGTCAATCTCAGTCGCTCTTGCGCAGTCCTCCGGCGTCAGCCCTGTGTCCTCGTAGGCTTTCAGCCACTCCCATACCTTCCGCTGCGAGCACGCGCCGTTATACGGGCACGGAATCTCCCGGCATTGCGCGATGTCGCAGAAGTTCCCCTCAAATGTCATTCGTTCCATCACTCTACCTCCGCTATTCTTCTGGCGGCCATTTCTACATACGAGGGATTGATCTCACATCCCACAAAACCGCGCCCCATGCGTTTGGCCACCACGCCTGCTGTGCCGCTGCCCGCAAATGGGTCAAGTACAACGCCGCCCTCTGGGCAACCCGCTAAAATACACGGCTCGATCAACTTTTCCGGGAACACGGCGAAGTGTGCGCCGCGAAATCCGTTTGTGCTTACGCTCCAGACGCTCCGCTTGTTCCTGCGCCCCGTCTTGTTTTCACCGTTCCCGTGGCTCTCACGCTCCACCTGTGCGCTGTTGTCGTGAGATCGACCGCCGGTATAGGCTCCGCCGCCTCGAAATGTCCTTGCGTTTCCCTTGGCCGATGTGACTGGTTCGCTGATTGCCGCCGCGTTGAAATAATAGTGCGCTGACTTTGACAGCAGGAAGATGTACTCATGTGACTTCGTGCATCGGTCATTTACACTCTCCGGCATACAGTTCGGCTTCTGCCAAATGATGTCTTGCCGCAAATACCAACCGTCTGCACGGAGGGCAAATGCCAACTGCCAAGGTATGCCGATCAGGTCTTTTTTCTTGTACTCCTGCGGTATGCGCTTTGCGGTGTGTCCGCAGGAATTGCGGGTGTTCGTCGGCGGCTGGTTCCCCGAATTGGTAGCATAGCTATCGCCCATGTTCACCCACAGTGTTCCATTCGGATGCAGCACCCGCCGGACTTCACGGAATACAGCAACCAGCGCCTGCAGGTATTCCTCCACGCTGGCCTCGTTCCCGATCTGCCCATCCACTCCATAATCTCGCAAATTATAGTAGGGCGGGGATGTCACGCAGGTATGTACGCTTTCTGGCGGCAGCGTCCGCAGCAGCTCCAGCGCGTCGCCTTGCAGAATAGTGCATTCCATCACTCCACCTCCTCTTTCAGTTCGTCATACAACTCGCTGAAGCGCTTGTTCCACATCCTTAGCCCTAAGAAACAGTACACGCCCAACACGATCCACAGCCCGCTGGCGATGTTTTGCAACAAATTTTCCATCACTCTACCTCCTGCATCCAGTATTCTGTTTTGCAATCGTAACAATCTGTATCATAGCACCCAGCACTTGGGTTATAACCTTCAATCAATTTTGGGCATAAAGATATAACTCCGTTGTTCAATACATCAGCTTTTGGATAATGCTCCAGAAACACGCTCTGCCGCGTCTTGCGCGGATGCGCTGCAGACCATTCCTCGACTTCTTTTACAACATCCTCGGCGCAAGTATTCATGTTGAATAAGCTATACTTCGGGTTCTCCCCTGTCACAGCAAACATTCTTCTGCGCTCCTCGACAAACTTTACTGCATCCATCACATTTCCTCCACATAGCACCAGCTCTGGGGCGGGCGCTTAATATGACCGCCATTTTCACATGATTCACACCCAAATTCATCACACACTTTGTCTATGCAGTTTTCAAACGGGCGCGAAAACTTGCTCACATCCTTCGGCGTGTCGTAGATTTTAAGGTCGGAGATGTGCCAACCATAGAGAAACGGCGCTTTGGCCCCATAAGCGTTGAGTTTTTCTTTTGAAACACACGACTCGAATATGGCTTTGATTTCGGTTTCAATATCGTCATTACCCCATTCGTTGAGCGAGAGGTAACAATAATCGAAATTTTCAGGTATTCCACGCTTACCAATTTTGTAAATCCGCTCACAGGTAAACTCGCCGATGACCTTACCGCGCTCCCCGACAAGTCTACGCGCATCGCCACTTTTCGAGCAGTAGATATAGCACTTAAACGGCGTTTCCATATTCGGGCGGTTCTTTCGCACCTCAATGGTTTTCTCACCTATGATAATCTTCTCGCACCACTTCGGGCGTATACTTATCATAACGGCCTTGCACATCATCCCACCTCCTTAGCCATCAGCAAATCCTTGTAGTCCAGCAGCAGCGCCCATATCTGCTCCGCATCGTCATGGTCGATGGTGACTGCACCCTCTGCGTCAACGGTAGCAGCCAGCCGGTCTATGTCCCGGATTACTTCGTAGTAGTCCTTTACGGTCATTGGCTCACCCTCCAAAATTCTCAAGATAATATTGCTTGCAGTCCTGCCAACCCTTGTAATAGGCTGCCTGCTCCCGGCGTTCCTGTTCCTCTGCGGTGATCTCCGCCTGGGCCACTTCATCCAAATGATTCCACCTTTCGGCCGAAATAGCCGATAGAACCATTATGCAGAAAGCAGCTAAGATTATCGTAACTGCCGCTGCCGACCAGTTCCTCATAGCGAATCCCTCCTAAATCCGAAGAATTTCTTTATTTGCGGCAGGGGCTCCAGCCTGTGGCCATCTACCGTTATCAGCGCTGCGTAGCCCCCGCCTATCCAGCCATCGTGCCAAATCTCCCGGGCTTCAAAGTAATCCACGCTCTCCCGTCGCTCCGTGGTTTTGCCGCATATCCTTATCTCGATGTCGATTTTCCCATCCCGGCGCTTTAGCCAATTCTTGGGGCGCTTATACTTACCGGATGCCGCCGCATCCTTGTAGCATTGTTTGGAGCAGTACTTTTGTCCCGGCTGGCCGAAATAGTCCTTCCCGCAGTATTCGCATTTCTTCGGCTCAGCTTTTTTCATACTGCTTTTGCGGGCCCGGATTCTGTTCATGGCCTTTTGGCACTCCTTGCAATACAGCTGCCGGGTGTTGGTGCTGCCTATCGGCCCTCCGCACCTCTTGCAGGGCCGGTTTGGGTCTCTCTTGATTCCATAGCGATACAAGATCGATGCCACAGAGCCGTAATCAAGATCGAGAATTAAGGCAATCTCCCTGTTGGTCTTGCCCTCCCGCACCAGCTGCTCCAGGAGCTCCGGGTCGTTTGAATTAGAACAGCCGATTTTGGCGTTAGGAGACGCTTTATCGTATGACATCATAACTCACCACCTTTTCCTGCTCGGCCATCTCTGCGCGCATTTTTATGGCTTTGGTGGCAGCGTTCCAGCGCTTGATAAATTCCTCGGCACTTTGTCCCTCAAAAACCGGATTCTCCCGCTCTATTTCCGTTCCGTGTTTACCCATTGTGTTACCTCCTCTATGTCAATTTCTGTTCTTGGGTTTTTTGGGTCATATGCCCCACGCAGCCTTAACTCGACATGGTCAAAGCTATCATCGGTGATTACTCCCCGGTGTACCAGCCCGTCCATCAGCATCTTGCCGTTGTAGTTGTCGGGGTCGTGCCTGTGCCTGGTTGGGAAGTAGTAGGTGATGGTCACCACCGCCTTGCCCATTGGTTTGCACTTGGGGCAGTATGCAACAAACAGCTGCAGCCAGCGCTGCTTTTCCGCTCGGTAGTCCCATGCGTTCGCCCGCCCGGCGTACTTGTTCAGCGACGGGGGGATTTCTGGGATAGTGATTTTCACGCATTCTCCTCCATCATCCGCTCCGCCAGCGCTATGTCATAGCTGGGCAGCTGCTTTACCTCGGCCATACCGGCCAGCTTTTCCCGGATATCCGCAGGCAGGGCTTGCATCTTGCGCTCGCTCTCCTGCCTTGCCCGGTAGCTGCGCATAAAGTTGGACTGCACCACGCTCTGCACTGTCCCGGTGTCCATGCTGGCCCATTCCCGCAGCTGGGAGGGGTGACCTACCAACCGCTGCAAGCTCTCTGGCAGGGCGGCAAACTCTTTCTCGCTGTTGTAGCCGCTGTTCCGCAGGGCCTTTGCAATCAGCGCCCATGCTTCCCCCTCGGAGAGTTCCGCCGGTCTGTTGATCTCACCAATAGCGGCTATGATAGCCCCAATGTGTGGAGGGAAGCCCTTGCGGTCGCTGGCAATGTGGGACTTAACCGCCGCTGCCACAAGGTTAGCCGGGTAGTCTGCCAGCATCTCCGCCCACAGGTTTACCACCGCTTCGGCATCCTGCCGCTTCATGTCCCGATAGTACGCAGGGTAAGCGGCCTTCAAGATCGACATGACGGCAAGTGTTTCAGATCGGGTCATTCTCTCCCTCCTCTCGCAGCATTTGCAGGAAAACATTGTCGGTTTCCCCCTGCGGAAGCTCGTCCTCCCACCTGCGCTGGTTCAGCCATGTCGCAGGGTTTGGTATGTACTGGCCGTTGTTCTCCGTCCATTGGCGGCTCCGCTTCTGTGCAGATATGGCATCCATCATGCGGTCAAAGGTCTGCTTATCCGGCTTGATGCGCTCAAAAGCCTTTTCCGCTGCGCCTTTGCCGACTTTCTTGGGATATTGCGCCCAAAATTCGGCAAACCGGCCCCCTTGGGGGGCATGGGGGGTACTTGGATTCGGATTCGGATTAGGATTCGGATTAGGATTCGGATTCGGATTGGATTCAGGCCGCAGCTCGCCGCAATCCGCCGCAACTTGCGGCAACTCGCCGCAGATTTCCGCAGACGGTGTAAAGCCGCTGTTTTTAGGCGGGTCGGGATATTTGGGTTTGCATTCTCGTATCCGTTGATGTTCGGCCCAAGTCGGGAACCAAAAGTAGGGCTTCCCGTCCACCTCGTAGAGGGAAACGCAGCCTTTGGCCGCCAAACCGTGGAGCGCATCGTTGATATCTTTTGCAGTAACCCGTTCCCGAAGCGGGAATGCGTTGCCTTTGATGATTGCAGGCCGGGCATCTCCTCGTCCTGCATCGTCTACCGAAACAATAAGACTTACCCAAAGCCGAAACTCGAAATCCGTTAAGGATGCTATCTTGTCGCTTGTGCGGAAGCTATCCTTTATCAATCTATTCGGCATTCCTCCTCACCTCCCGTCAGAATGGGAGGTCGTTAGGGTCGCCCTCGACTTCTTCAAATCCGCCCTGCTCGCTCTCTGCGGGCTTTTCCTCTGCCTTGCCGGTAGATTTGCTGCCACCGAAAAGAGCTTCCTCTGCGATAACCTCGGTGGCGGTGCGCTTATTGCCGTTCTTGTCCTCATAGTTGCGAACTTCGATGCGGCCCACAATGGTGATAAGGTCGCCCTTGCCAAACCACTGGTTCACGAATTCGGCGGTCTTGCCCCATGCTACGATGGGTACGAAGTCAGTCTTCTCCCGGTCACGGTTGCGGTCTACGGCGATGGTAAAGCCGCATACGCTCTTGCCGCTGTTGGTCTGTTTCAGTTCGGGAGCCTTGGTCAGACGCCCATTAAGGATTGCTTTATTTAACATATGTAACCTCCTGTTATCCCCATTGGTCTGCCATAGCGGCAGCGATTCCGGGGAAAGTCTTACTTCTTGCTTTTGCGGTTCTTGGGTCGTTCCACGGGATGATCTTCCCGTTTTCATCCACAGCATAAGTTGCGGACGCTCCTGCAGAACACCCATTACGGTCAATTTCGCCGGGGTCTACCACATTGGTGGGGTTTAACTTGGGGAGCCCTTTCAGCCATAGACAGGTTGTTTTTCTGGCATGATGCCCATACTCATACGGCTGTATGATCTGATCCGGTTTCCGCCATGCTGTTGACATATGGCCAACCGGGTTCTCTATGGCTATCTTTGGGATATCCGAAAGAGCAAACTCCATGAAGAAATTTACTGCCTCATGGAGATTGGCCAATCTGTTGAGGGCCGCGTCTCCGTACCGCTCCACATTAAACCAGCGGTTTCCAGAGACGGTAAGATAGGTGCAGGGAGGATGCGCTATCAGCAAATCCCACTTGCCGATCTCGTGCCGGGTGCCATCCATGGTGGTAATGGTGCCGCCGGTAAGAACCGCTAAAGCGTCCCCAAGTATGTGCCATTCTAGGTGACCGCCAGACGGCTCCTGTATATCGCAGCTGTACGCTTCGTGCCCCTTTGCCCGGAAAGCCTTGCAAACCTCCTGGCTTTCCTCACAGGCCACTAATACCTTCATCTGTTTCCTCCAAATAGTTGGTGTAGAATTTCTCCCGGAACATCGGGATTGTGAAATCGTAGTTGTCGATACAGGCTTGCTCGCCCAGCCGGTGCAGCCAGTCCATCACATCGGCGCAGCCGTGTGCGTGTGTCAGGTGGCATGGCGTGTGGCACAGGGACACCCAAAGGCCCATGCGCTTGCTTTTGCTCCTCATTGCGTTGCCGAAAATTTCGTGCCGGTCGAGCTTTACGCCGGAGCGCTGGCACAAAAAGCACTTAGATGTGTCGGCCTGTACGATGCTCGGAGCGTAACCGTTTCGGTCAAGCTCTGCGCCCCATTCGTTTTTCAACCGTCACACCTCCCAGCCTGTCCCCATTCTCTGCCGATTTGGTTATCGATGATCCTGATTTGCAGTTTAAGGCTGTTGATGGCTTCCAAGTTCGCCTTGTAGACTGCTTCGGCAACATCTCGCTTAAACCGTGCTTCTGCCACGCTCGGTATCCCGTAGCAGGTCTTATCGATCAGGCCGATGGCAACACCTTCGTCTTTCATCTTTAAGCACTCGGTGCGGAGAAGGACTTTATAGTCCCGCTCCGCAGCAGCATACTCGCTTCCCGAATTTCGCAAGGTCTTAACGGATGTATTAAGCTGTGCCGATTTCTGTTGCAGTTCGGTCCACAGGTCAAGCTCCATTCTTTTCGGCCTCCTTTGCGGCTTTCATACACGGACCGCACAAATGCCGTCCGAACATTTTCTCGGTGTATGGGACAATCTCCCGGACATACCATGTAGACCCGTCTCGTTTGGTGATTGGGACGATCGGTTTCCCGCAGTCAGCGCAGATTTCCGTGATGTCCTCTCCGGCATCGCCCGGTTGACCAAAACTAAATACGATGTTGCCGTTTTTGTTTGCGACCGTCAGATATGTAATCTGTTCGCCGTGTACTTCCATCTCCGCTACCGTGAACCGTGCAAACTTGTCATTGCTATCTTCAGGCTCATATTTTCCGTTGGCGTTCTTTTGCGTCCTCATCGGGACAACAATGTTGATTTTGGTGTAGAGTTCGCGGCCGATCCCCCAATTAAAGCAGGCGCGCTTAAAACTGTCGGAGCTTTCGCCCTTTTCCTTTTCGGTGTAGCTTTCGGTTCCGCAATCTGCTTTCCATGCCCATCCGTCATCCGTTTTGATACCGACACGGCAGAAAAGGTTCCCCTTGCATTCGTAATGCTCCCGCTGCCAGTTTTCAGCGCCAACCGTCTCGTCCAGAATGCGCATGTCGCATCGCGCGTCCTTGTAGCAGAGGAGCACAGCCCCTCTCGAAGTATAGCGGTCAACCCGCAGGTCAACCTCGTCCGCTCGCAGCGGTCTGAATTTAACCATGTTATCCTCCTTATTCAAAGTACCTGTCAGCATCCGCATCGCTGGCGTCAAACCGCTTAACACAGTTTTCGCAGCCAATGACCATGCCGTCCTTAATGTAAATTGTCTCGTTGATCTCGCAGCCGCACTCCGGGCAGATGTGCGGCTTATCATCGTAGTTATCCACCCAGCTCGGGATGGGCCTATCCGGGATATCGTATGGGTTCATGCTTCCACGACCTCCCCATTTTCCAGTTTGTAAAATACCCCTGGTTTTATGGTCTCACCATCTATTTTTACAGCTCGCACCTCTTTAATGGGGAAAGTATCACCGTTCCAGCCACCCCTATCGGTTAGGACGAGCCAGCATCCAAGGGCGCCGGATGCCTTACTATCAACTCCGGTGACGATTGCAATAGACTCCTTTCCATCAACGGTGGCTGCGCTACAGCAGCCGGTGTTGGTGGCTGCGCTATAGTTGCCGGTGTTGGTGGCTGCGCTACGGCAGCCGGTGTTGGTG